GGTAATTAGGTTGTTCGATAGGCTTGTTGATACGAAGCATGTTGTTAGTGAAACTAAGACCAGCGTTTTCTAGCTGCATCGTGCGACCTACATCGTTCATTTGTAACTGCTGTTGTGTAGCAAAGCTGTATTCCGCTTCTTTCTTGGTAAGGTCGTTGATAAGAGCATCAACACTAAGTCCCGCTACTCCTGCTTCCCCAGCGCTCACACGAGCCGTTGCGCGCGCTTCACGGGCTTTCCTAGCTGACTCATTGATCCTTTGTGCGGCTGCTACTTGCTCCTGTCCTTGTTGGACACGCATAGAGGATACTTCTTGAAGGTAACGCTGACGTTCTGCCGCCGAAGCGTTTGCTTGGGCTCTCGCTTGAGTCCTTGCCATCTGGCGTTGGCCTTGTATTTGCATACCACCTTGGGCGGCTCCTAGACCTATTGCTATTGCTACTGGATTACACATATTATTTAGAGGGGATTATGAATTCAAAGAAGGGTTGATTACTAAAGGTAAGTTTACGAATGAAGATTGCTCCACAAAATTTGAGCCACTTTAGGGCTACATGGTTGTCCTCATGGACGAAGTTGAAGGTTGCGCCATAAGGCTTGGTCAGTCGTTGAGTCCACTCACGGGACGCTTTAAGGAAGTCGTAGGCGTTGTCAGAAACACTATCGGTTGCTAAACACCAAATATAAGCTAAGTCTCCGACCTGTCCAACACCAAACATAGCAAAAGGCACATCATCGCCATCAAGAGCCGTGAGGGTAACATCATCACTCTCTAAGGCTCCTAAGAGCGACTGACGGGGCTCATGACCCATACAAGCTACCTCTATCTTATCTGCTATACGCATGTGTGGGTAGATCATCTCTACGTGGGTGTGGGTAGCTTCCACTACCTTACACGACCCATGACTACTTAAAACTTTATCCATATCTATTAGAGCGGGAGTGAACGAAGGATTCGAACTCGGCACTCTGGAATGTGCTTGGAAGAGCACTGTCATTCTCAATAGTTATAGTTGTATCCTGTGGCTTAGTGAACACGGGGAAGCGATAGAAACCGCTGTCGAGGCTCAGGGAACCAAGGGTAGTAGAACCTACCACATCAGGCGTAAAGACGTTCTCGTAGGTATCACGGAACTTAGGAGTAACCTTAACCTTAAAGTAGGCGGACTTATTGTAGTATACGGAGCCATTGCGGATCATCATCTTAGCTGCATTGCTTGGGCTCTTACCGTTACCTGCTTGAGCTTTGAAGAGCTGCTCGGAGAAGGTATACTTCATGGTGTAGGGGATACCTACGAATACATCGGTATCAGCCGCTACAGGGTTACTAAGAGTGACTACGGAGCCAACACTAGAACAGCTAAGGGCTAACCCATCAGTCGTGTAGACTTCCACTGAGTCATCCTCTGGAGTGTAAGGCAGGGTGATTGTAGATGCACCAGCTAGAACCGTAGAGGCCACTCGCATATCGAGGTGAGTAACATAACCAGAAGCATCACTTAAGCCTGACTCTAAGGGTACCTCAACGAGATTAGTTTCTTCGTTGTTAGTGATGACTGCGTAGAGAGTAGACTCAATAAACTCGATACCTCGTATCTCACCAGTGAAGGTAAACTTTGGCCAAGCACTCAGGACTTTCTGGTTGTTGTTCCAGAAGTAATTGTAGATGTAGAGTGAGCCTTTTTCGTTAGCGCTTAGAAGAGCAATCGTGTCCTCTGAGGTAGTCCCAGCCATATCAATAATATTGCTAGGAATGTAAGCAGGAACATGCTCAGTGACCTCTACGGAATCATAATTATCTGTAGAGGCATTTATGGTGAACTCACGAACGCCTGTGAAGGCTCCACGAGTGAACGGGAAGTATATGTAAGAGCCGAGCGGAAGGGGGTCTACTGCGCTTTCAAAGCTGAAGTTAGTAACAGGAGTAACACTGACTGTTTTAGGTGTCAGTATATCGCCACCCTTTAGAGCAAACTGACCATTGTCAGAAAACAATATAAGGTTCTCTTGGAATCCTTTAGCTGCTTTAAGGCTTGTGACTTGACTACTGGATACCGAAATATCAATTGGGTCTGAATCTAACAAAGACGCTACAGTAGTCCGTCCTAAATTAAACGTCACAGACCCAGCCGTAGAAGACGACCCAAAGCCACTCTCGGTCATAATTACGTTATCAGCACTTAGAAATCCAAGTCTATTCTTAAAGAAGAACATACCCGTAATGGTTTGGTTCTGGAACGAAGGCAAGGGGTTACTTTCATCATCTCCAGCAACTCTGTCTAAGTAAGAAGCCTCTTTAAAATCAAAGGCGTTTACACCAAAATTAACTAGTACGTGGGGCATTGTGCTTGCGTCTAGTCCTCTTACGATGTCGGTTCCAACGGTTTCTATGTAAGCACCTTTACCAAAATTAGAGCCGTCTGATGTTTCAAACTGAGCATAATAATCATCCTGAGCTAACTCAGTATCACCTACTATTTTAACTTTAAATCCGTTTTGATTGCTTAAAGGTAAATCAGTTATTGAAGATGTGGATTTGTAGACAGCAGTCATACCGCTATCACCTAGAGAGTCTGTAGACGTAATGTTAAAGTCATATACGGTTTCAGGGTCGTCTCCCGCTTCACCTGTATATATAAGAGTTAATAGAATACTATTACCATTTCGTGTAATGGTGAAGTGATTGGAAAAATCATCTGATTCAACACTACCAGACTCCATCTGCACTCGTAGGGCTTCTGCGATTGCATCAGTGTTAGCACTACCGCTATTATTATTATTACCGCTTGTTACAATAGCCGTCAAAGTCGCAGCAATAGTATCAACGCTAGACCCTCCGTTAGTTACAGAGATGTTTGGAGCTATTATACCAATATTACCCTCATTGTAACCAATAGTGCCGTTACTACCGCTTCCTGCTATTATCTGTTCCGTAGGGTCTCCATCAAAATCTCCTCCTGATACGACAGTAACTCCCGTTACCACTCCTCCTGCGACAGTTAAAGAGAACGTAGGAGCGGCATGTATGGTGTAATTTGAAGCTAACTGAATCTCGAAATCATCAGGTACGTTGGTACCTCCGTCCACTATAGTTACCGACGACACGCGATGCTTGTAATAATTCAAGTAAACTTCATAAGAGTCATCACCCTCATTGTAAGAGTCATAGCTATAGGCGGTTGTATTTATAGTAAGTGTAGGAGCTACATAACCCGTAACAGAACTTGCTGATACAGGCGCTGTCGCTGTTACGTTAACCGTTACCGAGTAATCTTTTTCATAGTCTCCTTGAATAACGGTTACTAAGGCTTGCTTTACGATACCAGCCGTTTTTGTAGTAGAGGGTAATACTGTTTTCTTGGAGTTTAGAATAATAGTAGAATCGGCAACCGTAAGCGCCTTCAGAACGGTTCTAGGATTAACGACATCTAAGTAACTACCAGACACAGTATATCCTCCAGTAGCACCATTAATTGTGGCCTCTACGCCGCTAATAGTATTGTATGCTCGTAGCTTAGAGCCATCATGAATAACCACATACTTCTCAGAGTCGCTACGATTAACAAAATGAACAAAGCTATTAACACTAATAGCCTCCTCTAGTAACCGAGCAACGTGCCTAGTATTAGGGCGCTTCTTCAGTCCCTCTGCAACAGAATTAAGAGCGTTTTCTTGCTCCTCACATTGACCATCGAAACGAGTGGCGTCTGGTTGTTGAGATACACCTTGGATAAGGTTAGGAACTGAAGTGTTAATTAAAGCCATTAGTAGAGATCGTAGTTACGGTTGATACCAATTCTGGAGGCTACGTCGTAGTTGTCAAATATAGTTCTATCAGAACTGCCGCTATCGTAGTCCATAAGAGCTCCATAAGCCTTGTATTCATCACGAGCAATCAATGCTTCTAGCTCACGAGAGCCTACGATGCGTCCTTGGAACACACGAGAGGCACGCAGAGTGATGTAACGACGCGCTTGCTCTGGTAGGGATTCCCACTCAAGAAGACGTGTCTGGTTTACTTTGAGGTCAGAGGTGAACACTGTGGTGTTATTGGTGCG